TGTTGCCACCGAAATACGACGCGAACAATGCATTACGCGCGAGCGCGTCGAGGCTGCGCGCCGCCTGCTCACCATTGATCGCCGCGTTCAATAGAAACTGCGATGCAATACCCACCCGGCTGGTCACCATGTTGAGATCGGTGGTCGCGGCATAGTGGTTCAGCGTGATCGTGAACTGCTCGACATTGTAGCTCTCCGATACCAGCCCGTTATCGAGATTGGTGTTGGTCGCCGGCGCCAACGGTGTGGTGATGCTCGGCTTCAGCCCGGCGCGGGTCTTGGTCAGCGTCTCGCCAATGCCGACCGCGAACTCCTCACGATCAGCGACATCGCGATAGCCGAGGCGCGATTGCAGCGCATGCTCGAACTCGCGCTCGAGAAAGCCCTGCTGGATGATCGGCTGCAGTGCTGTGGGAAAATTCTGAATGCCCATTGGGTAACCCTCGAATGTGATGACATGATAGATCGTCAGCCGGATGTGCCCGGCCGCCGCGGTGCTCGAAACGATGTCGCTGGGTCTGCGATGGTCCTGGGATATCAGCGCCGGCGCAGCATCTCCGTCCGCGCGGACTGCCACTCGGCATAGCTCATTTTGGCGACGCTCTTCGGCGTCGGCGGCTGGGCCGGCGGCACCGGTGCCGGACTGCTCGACGACGCGGCCCCGAACATCCAGGGCTTGCTGCGTCGCAGCTGCGCCATCAACCCCTCGGCACCCGGCACGTCGCCCTGCGGCGTCACCGTCAACCCCGCCATATCCAACAGCTTGAGGCCATCCAGATCGATCATGCCGGCACGGACGGCCTCGGCTTTCATTTCCGCCCGCACCAGCCGCGCCGTGCTGCTGGCCTCCAACTCCTCAAGCCGACGCTCCAGCTCCGCCGCGCGAAGCTCCAACGGTGTCAACTCCGATGATTGCTCGGTCATATGGTCCTCTCGCTGGCGATGCGGATCAGTTCGGCGGTTACGTCGTCGATGTCGTAGACATCGGCGATCGACTTCACGGCGGTCAGCCGTGAGATCAGATTGGCTTGCGTCAGAGTCTGCAGTGTCAGCGCGTCGTGCTGTCGATCCTCGGACGTCGCGGGGTACCAGCGCGGCCAACGCAGCATCAGCGGCAGTTCAGGATCGAGCGCCGCCATCTCCCGGCCGCACACCGTCAACCGGTACTGGGCACTGGCCCGGATCACCATCCGCACCAGCCGCAACAATCCATCGCCATAGCTCACGCGCAGATTGTCGGCGAGCCAGATGAGACCCTGGTTCATCATCTCCAGCGCCCGGCCGGACTGCGCCACACTCAACCGGTCAGCATTGGCGCGATTGCCATGCACACCTTCCAGGGCCAGCTCGCGCAGCGTGCGCACATACTCGATCACCGCGGCGGAGGCAGTGCCCCCGATCTCCAGCAATCGCGCGTCGCCCTTTTCGCTGACCACCAGCGCGTTTCCGCCACCACGCAGCAATCCGCCCTCCGCCCCTGCCGGCTCACGGATGAGCAAGGTCGGATCGCTGCTATATTTCAGTCCGCGTCCCGCCTGGCTGAGCTGGTAGTCGATCTCGATCGACGTCTCGACGGCTGAGCGGAACGTGCAGGCGCCATCGATGTCGTCGCCACCCGGCATGTTCCGGATCCACACCACCGGTACAAAGCCGAGGCCATGCCGCACGCTCCGCTCGCCATCGATCAGCAGCGGCGCCGCGCTGGTCACCGGCGACGGCAGGAACCACGTCTCGTCGACGGCGTCCCAGCACCGCATGAACCAGTAATCCGCGACGGGATCCTCCACGTCGTAGCCCTGGGACGCCAGTATCGCGCCGGTGACCTTGTATTTCTCAATCACCTTGAGCAGCATGTCGGGCTCTTGCGGATCCCAAACGGGCGTTAGATAACGCGTCTCCAGCACCCGAAAAAACACCCGCCCGCGCAGCACCCGCAGCATGATCGCAACCGATCCGACCGAGCCGAGTAACGCCGCGGATTGCATCACCTGATTGAGCCCGGTCTCACGCACGAGCTCCGCGAGCTGACTGCGGATGGTCTTGTCGGCACAGTCGAGTGTCGGAAAATGTCCTTCGCCGAACACCAGTGCTACACTATCATCGACCACGATCCGCGCCAGCGGATAGCGCACGCTGGGCCGACGATCGCGCAACGGGATGTACTCCCCGCCGCCGTTCCGCTCCTGATGAAACTCATATGGCAGCACGTCGTACAACGTGCCGTCCAACACGCGCTTCAGAATATCCAGACGGCGTGTCCGCTGCGAATAGTCAGGATCGGCCGCGATCAGATCGCAGATCGTATCGAACATGATGTCTCCAACACTGCTGCGTCGTCGCTATTCAGCGTGCCATCAACGGCACATTGATCCGTCGCGCGGTCGGGGGTCGATCCGTCAGGAGCGCGAACGCGCGTGACAACGCATCGACCTGATCATCCTTGCGGCCATGCGGAAAATCCCGCAGCTCGTCGATGAACGCTGTCGTCCAGCTGCCGCGCACAACCACCAGATTACCGGCCTCGACTTGGGCCGCGACTGGCGATGCCCGCAGCAGTTTGGCTCCCGTCTCCGGCGAGGCGACAACACGATATCCCGCCAACCGCCCGGTCAGCCACGCCACCTGCTGCTTGCCAGCCTGACCGGGATCTTGTGGCAAGCCGATCTGAACCGACCGTCCATCGAGATTGGCGGTATGGACGATCGCCTCGGCGACCTCGTGCGGACCACCGCGCAACCGCACCACGTCCAGCACGAACACCCGTCCGCCGCTGTCCCGACCAAGCTTGAGTCCAACGGTCCAGTCGGGATCATGCCCATCCGACGCCGCGGTTGCCGCCAGGTCCCATGCGCGCACCGTGGCAAGTTCCGTGGGTGGCACGTCTTGAACGACAATGCGAGCCACCGGAAACAAGGTGCCGGTATCGGGCCGCGGCATCTGTTGATACAGCGCCGACCATACTCGAGAGCCCACCATCGTGCGCCGGCGTTCCAATTGGACGAGGTTTTCCCACTCGGGCCACAAGGCCGCGCCAGGCTCCCGCCCCAGCGGATCGTTCGCCTCCGCCAATGCCGGCAGTCGCAACGTCTCCCAGGCATCGCCGGCCGCCGCCAGCCGGCCACCGAGATCATCCACATGCCAGCGGGTCATGATCAGCACCACGCGACCGCGCGGTTTCAACCGTGTGGACAGCTCGCTGCGATACCAGTTCCACACGCCCTCGCGGTGGCTCGCGCTATCGGCCGCGGAATGATTCTTGATCGGGTCATCGATCAGTACGAGGTCGGCGCGTCTGCCAGTGATGCCGCCGCCGAGGCCAGTCGCGAAATATTCCCCACCCAGACTGGTGCGAAATCGATAAGCCGCGTTGTTGTCCCGCTCGAAGCCGTAGCCCAGCAGCCGCGCATGGTCGGCCGCGACCCGGCGGAGTTCGCGGCCGAAGTGACTGGCGAGATCCTGCGTATGGCTGGTGGCGATGATCGAGTCGCGCGGAAAGCGACTGAGCCACCACGCCGGGAACAACAGCGATGCGTAGGTCGACTTGGCGCTCCCCGGTGGCATCAGCACCATCAGCCGATCATAGTCTCCGCGCGCGACCCCATTGAGGGCGTTCAGCAGGGCGATGTGATGCTTCGCCGGCTGCAGCCCGAGCGGCTCAAGCGCCAGCTCGGCCCAGCGTTGCAGCGACAGAGGGGCCGCAGTTTCGTCCCCCGCCGCGCCAGGACCGAGGGTCTGCATCGCACTCCAGTATCAAAAAAGGCGGCCGCCTGGGCATCACCCAGTCGCACCGCCAATCTTAAGAAAATCTATACAAAAACTGGGGCGCCCGGGCAAGGAAAATTTTCAGAATATCAACAAATATATCGGTATCAAATCAAGCATCGCACCAACCACGCCACCATCGGATGGGCATGTTCGGTCAAGGCTAAATTTGCGTGGATCTAATCGGCGAGCGGCGCGCTCCGCCGTCGGGTCGCTGATCATATCGGAATTTATACCTACGATGGGGCGGGTGGGCAAGGTGTTTTTTCAACCAGCTTCGCGTCCGGCCGAAATCGCTGGTCGAGAGGCGGCCGACTGCCAACCGCCCCATCGCAGCGGACGCGGCGGCGCAATGACAAAAAACCTGAAAAACAAAGACATACCAGACATGTCGAAAGTAAGACCAGCCGCTGGCCTCGAATTCCTATGACAAACCAATGCATCGAGGGCGACCGCAGCACTTTTGGGGGTTGATCTTGTCGAAGAGTCTCTGCTCAATGCCGCGCTGTCGATTCTGTATTGGGTTCAAATACCGGTTGCAGCCATCTTATTGCCGTCGGCGCCCGTTGATGGTTTGGTAATCATTCGTAGTGAGCTTATTGTTGTATCTCGGGTCATTGACGGCTCCGAGATACCCAATGAGACGGAGCTTTCATATGATCACACGTGCCACCAGGGCATTACCCGGCATGGTCGTGTCCATGCTACTCGCGGCGCCAGCCTTGGCCGCAACGCCGTCCGGCCAGTCGGCCACCACGGGGTCGTCCCATCACACGCCTCCGGTCAAGCGCCACACCGTCGCTGATCACCGCAAAGCCAGCATTCAGGCGCGCCACGCAGCCCCCCGCGCCACCCGGCATGCCAGCGCCGCCGTCCGGCACAGCACCAGCTTCACCACCACCGCCTCGGCCGATCCCGATGACGGCGATGCGGCGCTCGGCCCGGTATGGACTGGCGGCGCCGACTCCACCTGGCATCAAACCGGCATCGCGTCGTGGTATGGCGGCTCGCGGTGGCAAAGTCACCGGACCAGC